TCTGACCATCCAAATATATGTTTTTTAGCCCATGTTGATGATGTTGCTTGAATACCATTTCCTGGGTCAGCAACTAAATCTTTGTATAATAAAACTTTTTCTTTCCAAACATCAATTTTTAATAAATCTGCCTGTGTTGAAGGATTTGATAACCCTAATGTAAAATTATCTAACTCATCTTCAAACCCAAGTAAAAATAAATGAACGATTGCAATTTTATTTAATTCCGCAATCATACTTTTTTGGATTCTATTAATAGTTCTTGCGAAACGAATATCTTGTAATGATAAATTTTTACCATCCCCAACTACTTCTTCAAATCCTAAGAACGCCTTAGGAACACGAAGAGCGGTCAATAATTTCTTTTGGATGTATTCAATATCCGCAATCTCAGAAAGGTTTGTTGCTCCCGGTAATGTTGTAATAGGGTCCGGTGCTGATGGGTCTCTAACAGGAATAAAATAATCTTGGTCAACCGCCATTTGATTAAACCTCATATCTACGTTACCCGTTTTATTATCCACTACTTGTTCTCTTTTGAATTTGTTTGCAACACGTTGTACATATGCCTCAACATCATCATCGTTCATATTACCTACGAATACTTTAAACATTCTTCTCTCAGGGGCTCTTGATGTACGATAAATCAACATCGCATCCTCTGATAACAATAATTGTTTCCAAATACGTCTTGCTTTTTCTAACATAGATGTTCCGTAAGGAAGTTTTCTATCATCACCTAACAGTCTAAAGTGGCCAATCTCCCATGATTGAAATTCCATGTTTTTATTTTTCCAAGTAAAATGAAGTGACTTTTTATCTTTATCTATTTCATGAGTAATATCCGTAGAAATTTTTGCACTAACACCTACTTCATGACGTTCAATTTCAATTGTTGGTAATTGTTGTACTCCTACAATACCTTTCTCAGGGTCTAATTTTAAATAAATAAAATTATCACCATACTTACAAGTGTTTCTTGTCCACATCGGTAAGTTAGTATTAATATCAAGTGAGTTATTAAACAAATCAGCTAATACACCTTTTATTCTTTTTGATTCGGAATAAATTTGTAGAATAAAACCATCTTCATTCGTTGTTGTCGATTCTTCCGCATAGATATCTAACGCGGCAGAAATCTCAGGAGTATACTCCATTGACTCGTAATCGTATTGTGCAGATAACCTTGATGGTTCGTAATAGATTGCTTGGGAATATAAGTTATTCTCAACTTTCGCCCATTGATTTGTTAAGTAATAGGTTTGTTGTGCCTGTAACTTCTCTTTTTCGTATTCTTCCTTACTTTTGGTACGTAATAACTCCTTCTTATCAAACTTAAAAGTTGGATAATCTTGATTTAATAGAGAATTTGGCCCAAATGTTTGGGACAATCTCTGCCATACCGTCATATTATTTTGTTGTTCACTCATGATATAAATTTACTTGTTTCCTCAGTAATATAAATAGTATTACCCACCAAATAACCATCCATACTTTTGGTAATCATCTCTTGTCGCCCCTTGATTAATTGGGTGTTGTCTACCCATTTGAGGCACCATTGGGTTAAAAAACTCTGAAGAGTTCTTATTTTCGGTAACTGCCGTTGACCATGAATTTAACATCGCCCTTGTATGATTGGTAACTTTCTCCAATGATTGGAATGATTTTTCCGCGACATATATTGCCATTGCAATACTCATAATACAGTCATCGTGATGCATTTTTTGATGGTCAGGTCGTCCGTTAATATAAACAAATGTGTTCATTTCGTTATAAAGACGGTTTGAATAAATTCTAAATTTATGTCTCATCGCCTCCTCAAACGCAGCAATAATCTGAACCCTTTTTGAGTTAAAATTAATCCCCGGAATTTTTTCATTTATTTTTGGGTCATACTTCCATTTATTAGTTGTGTCAACACCATCAACATATAAACCACCTTGATAGTTCATTTCTTGTAATTTTCTTGCGGTTGAAACCCCCATACCACCTGTGATATCCACAACACAATAAGCATTATACATTGTGCCCCATTTGTACGCCACTTCGGCCAATACATCTGGTGGAATTTTCCCAACATATTCCAATACTTGTTCTCTAGTATCAAAATCAATAATTTCAATACTTGAAAAATCTTCAGAATCCCCACGAGATACATCACAACCCATAACATATTTATGCCCATTTACAGGTTCTTTCCATATCCATAATCCACCACCCATCATTTTTGCTTGCGGCTCTTTAACTTGGTTTTTGGCAATATCTTGCATTAATTCTGAGTCAAATACATTATCTCCGGAACCTAAAAAGTTACATTCTAACTCCTGAGCGACCTTACGTCTATCGTATTTTAATTTTTTAACCATCGCCTCAAACCATGAGGAACAAGGTTTGTATCCATCTTCAATATATTTGGTTACAATTGAATGGTCCCTTTCGAATGGATTAGACATTGATAAATCAATGATTACCTCATCGAGGTTATATTCCTCACGATTTAATAAAAAGTGAACTAAATCAGGTGTTTTAACCATATACAAATCTTTGGTATATCGAGGGTCACGATGCCAAAACATTTCAGTAATTTTGAAATCATTCATATTACGAAGAGCTTGGTCATAAATCTCATAGTAAATTGCGTCATAACCATTTGGGGTAGAAACCACAATTACTTTACCCCCTGTAGATAGGGACGCCATACACGCTGACCAAAAATCTCCGTCAGCCTCGATAAACGCCGCCTCATCAAAGATAAGAATGGTTGGGGTATAACCCCTTAACGCATCTCGAGATGTTGCAACGGCTTTAACCTCACATCCATTTGTTAGTTTGAAATGTCGTTGTGCATTTTTTTCGTTTGAAAAACCTACACCAACCCAACTAGGCCATTGTTCGGTAAAACTTCTAATCTTATTTGCCATCTCCATAGATGTATCCAATTTATTGGCAATGATTAGAATTTTTTCAGGCTTAGTTTTTTTGGCAAATACAAGTCGTTTTGATGCCCAAGCAGCAGTTACTGTTGAAACACCTGCCTGTCTATACTTAAGGGCGATGTTTTCATTGTAATTTTCATAATCCTCAATTAAAGAAACTTGGTCGGGGAATAAATCTAACGGTACATATTTTGATACCGTATTATCGTATGTCTGTAAATAAGTACGAAGTGCGTAGGGTGTATTCCTCATGCACTTCGTTACTTCAATTATTAATTGTTCTTTATTATTCAAAAGTCATTTTTGGTTATTTAGGTCTCGATATACCTAAACTACCCAAGAAATCATCTAATCCGTCGTCTTCGTCTTCATCAGAATCAATCCCTTCTTCTTCTTTGTAATCTTCAAACTCTTCTTTCATTTTGATTGCCTCTCTCATAATTTCATCAAATTTTGAGGTTGCTTTCGCCACTTTTGAAGAATCTTCAGAGATTGCGTTTCCGATAATTTCTAAAAACTCTTGGGCTTCAATTTGGTATAACAAAGTATGAAACCAGTTTATCAAACCTTTGTTTTCAGGTTCGTACATTTTATCAGGTAATGCAAACCTTATTCTTTCCACGATTTCCGGACCTATTCTTAACTGCATTGGTTCATTACTTAATGTATCAGTTTGTCCCATAACTCGTTGAGCCATCTCAGGGTCTTTAGGTAATCCATGTCTACCTTTAGCCTCTTCTAATCCTTTAATTATTTCATGACATAAAATTGGAAATATTAAACCAAAGGCTTTAATTACTGTATCCGGAGTTTCTTCTCCTTCTTCACCTTCTTCACCCTCTTCATCATTATTATCTAACTCAACTTTTCCCGCAATTCCTTGACCTGTTTGACTCATCATTTCAATCATTTGTTCCATACTGAAATATAAGAAATCATTGATTGCCATAATACCTAAATAATCCCTATAGAGAGATGGGTCAATTTCATCAAGTCTTGCTTTAATATCTGGTTTTTGAAAAATATAATGTCCTTTTTTCGCAGCACCTTGAATAATTGCGTTGATAATATTTCTTTTATGTTTTTCTAATTCAAAGATTTCGTCTTTAGTTAAATCCTCAATTTCAAAAGATGGAATTTCCATTTCTTCTTCCTCATCTTTTTCCTCTTCATCATCCTCTTCTTCAGGTTTCATTCTAAAGTTAGACGTATCAATCGGTTCTCTATTTAAATAAGCCTCAATTTTATACCAATCAACAGGTACTTCAGATTCCTCCAACGCAGCCTCAATTGCCAATTCCTCAAGTTCATCTCTATGAGCCGCCTCAATTCTCATGATGTTAGGTAATTTTCTCATCATCTCTTGGTATATCATACCTTGAGTTTGTTGAGAACTTAAATTTTGGATACCTGTAACATCACTTAATTTTTCCGCAACTTTTTGAAATCGATTACTAACTAATCTTTGAACGTCACCCTCTTTCTTTTTCATCGCAGGATTCTGTGCATATAAACCTTCAGGACTTGCAAGTTTTCTTTCCAAATTTGGGTCCATTCTTTCAGGTCTATCCCCGTAATCTAATTGTTCTTTAATTTTCTTTGCCATTATTATTTTTCTAAGATTTGCATGATTACATCCATAATTTTGTCTTTAGCCTCTTCAGGTGAAGGTCTTTTAGCTTTTGGTGCCGGGTTAACTCCCGGATTTGGATTTTTACCCGGATGACTTGGTCTTGTACCAGGCTTAGTTGTTGGTTTTGTTCTTGTTGGTGCAGTCTCAGTACCTGCCTCTGTCAAATACTTTACAAGTTCACCTTTGGTGATTCTTGGAGGTAAATTTCTTTCTACTATTCTCATAATTTCGTTTTCAAGAAACAAAGATACAACATTTTTTCCTTCTCCCAACTGTTTTTTTACAGCTTTTACGCATCTTTCCCATTTTCTTGATTTTTTTGGGCCAACTTGAGAATGACAAATAGCCCATGGGTTTGGTTTGTCTTTCTTTTCTTCAGACATACCAATCATTTTGCTGTCATGATTTTCAGGAGATGTATCATCATCCATACCATCATCAGACGCTTGATATTCGTCATGAGAACCTTGTTGTCCTGTATATGCTTGGTCAGCATCTAAATCAAAATCATCATCTTCAGAGATTTCAGATTCGGTTGCTGTAACCATAACTTCTTTAGTACCCGGGTCTTGTGTAATATTCAAATTACCAACCTTACCACCTGCAGGCCCTACTTTATATGTTTTTTTACCGGGTACCTCAGTAACTTGTTCACTAACAAGTTTACCGTATAAAACATTGATTTGAGATTCTGTTAATTTCCCAACAGTTTTAGAGGATAACCCCTTTTCGATAAGTTCTAATGCTTTAATATTAACTTTCATAGACTACTTTCTTTTCAAATTCTAATACCAAATCTCTTTCATAGAGTTTGTCTTTTATTTCTTGTTCCGGAACTCCAAATCTAAAAACCATTCTTTTTTGATTAGTTTCATCTTCTGTTTCCCATGCTAACGCAATTATGTCGTCCATTGCGTCCATTACTGAAAAAAAATCGGAGTTTTGAATCAATTCCAATTTTACATCAGTATCTCTCAAAACTCCTACTTTTTTAATATATTTTAAATCAGGTGGTTGAGGGTATCCGTTAGACGGACGATTATCCCACGATTCACCCCACACATCCAAACTATCGGAGAATATGAATTCGTAAAGGTTATCACCCTTATAGTTAGGACCTAAACCGTTTACGTAAATCAAATAACTCATACTAATAATCCTTCAGGTGTGATTTTAATTTCTTTTCCTTTGTTTTCAAAAACTAAGTTATTTTTGTTAGTTTTTCCAACAATTTTTGCTCCTGAGTTTTCTTCTAAAAATTTTTGAGAAGCTAATTCTTGTTCAATAGTTTCAGTTAATTTAACAACTGATTTCATTTTTCTTCTAACTTCCGTAATTGTTCTTGTTTTTTTCTCAGCGGTTTTTTGTCTGTTTTCAACAATTTCTTGTTTAGTAACTTCAAAGTATTTTGATAATACTTTATCTACTTTAGACTCTCCAAAAATACTATCAAAGATTGCCCCGTTTCCTAAATCAGAATGTCTTCTCTTAAATTTTGAATGTCTACGATGTTTTTCAAATTCTTCGTCATCAAAAATATCATCAGGATTAATCTCGTCAACATCATCATATTCATATCCTTCTTCCATATCACCTTCCATTGGGATATCCATATCAGCTTGAATATCTTCAACTTCACTATCATCAGTTAAGTCTTCACCATCCATGTCGTCTCCACCTAAATCTTCAGTTTCATCTTCAAATTTAGATAAAATATCTTCTCTATCTTCTTCAGTTAATTCATTCAAATCAAATGATGACAACACCATATTGATAACGTATTTCATATTCTCAGAAGTCATTCCTTCTTCAGAATCTAATGTTCTAATTTTTTGAGTTAATTTACCAGTTAACTTTTGAATTGTTTTGAAAGTTACT